ACACTATCAACAGCATTCAAGACCGTAGACGGTGTACTACGTGTTATTGCTGAAACACTCGCCAAGGGCGAAAGTATTCAACTCCGTGGCTTCGGCTCTTTCGTTGTCGTGAACAAGTCGGAACGTAAAGTGAACGACATTAAGACAGGAAAGCCAATCACCGTTCCTGCACACAAATCTGTGCGCTTCAAACCAAGTAAGGAAACCGTTACAAAATTAAACAAGTAAAGAAAGGAGGCTCTCTATGATGTTATTTGAAGTAGGCGTGCGCATGGAGCGCACTTTAGAAAATGGTGCGCAGGCAAAAGTCCTCGAGCAGTTTGTAGTTGATGCGATGTCTTTCACAGAGGCTGAGGCAACTACAACAAAAGAGGCTTCTGCTTATGGAACTATCACCGACATTGTTACCATCAAGCGTTCACGCTGTGCCGAATTAATTGGTGATGGAAGCAAAGAGAAGTGGTTTAAAGCAAAGGTGAATTATATCACCCTTGACGAGAAAACAGATAAAGAGAAGAAAACTCCATTCTACTTTTTCGTCAATGCAGAAACTATTACTGATGCAAAGAAAGCCGTTGATGATTTCTTAGGGGCAACAATGATTGACTATAGCATTGCCACTCTCGATGAAACCAAGGTGTTAGATGTATTCCGGCATGACTTGAATACCAACAATGAAGATTGACGAATACAAGAAACTCTCTCGTAAGGGTTGCAATAAATACGGTGCAAAGCGTGTCGGTAAACATGCTTCTAAAAAAGAGCATTACCGCTCTGCTACCTTGCAGATGATGCAGCGTGCTGGTATTATTGCAAACCTGCGAGAGCAGGTAAAGTATGAGCTTATACCTGCTCAGTATGGTGAATGTGGAAAAGACTTCAAGGGACGAACAACACGTGTACTCCTTGAACGTGCCTGTTCATACATCGCAGACTTCGTTTATACTGATTGCAATACAGGACAAACAATAGTCGAAGATACAAAAGGAATGAGGACAAAAGAGTACATCATCAAACGTAAACTCATGCTTTCTGTGCATGGCATACGTATAAAAGAAGTTTAGCATGGAGGAAATAAAAAGAGACAGTTTCATTGTCTATCGCTCCTATTGGGAGGGATTGAAACTCATGGATAAAGATGTGCAGTGCGAGGTTTATAATGCAATCATGGAATACGGTTTTACTGGTAACGTTCCTGATTTGTCGCCAACAGCCGAGGGGATATTCATTCTAATGAAGCCTAATATAGATGTCAGCCTTACACGATATAAGAATGGCAGGAAAGGTGGCAATATCTCTGCGTCAAAGCGAAGTGTAAGCAAAGTAAATACTAAGCAAATGACTTATGACGATGAGATAAAGGAAATGCTGGAGAACAAACAGTGGAATGAGCCTGTATGTATGCAGCTGAAAATTAACAGCGAAGAATTTAAGTTGCGTATTGATGAGTTCTCAACCCACTTGAAATGTACTATGGATGGTGTGGGACATGACAGTATCGGTGATGCACATAGACATTTCATATCGTGGATGCACAAAAAATATCCACCTCAAACAACATCTGAAGAACCATTACAGCCCGACTACACTTATAATGGTGGTTTCGGAGGACAAGATGTTTAATAAAAAGAATAAATAACTATGAACGAATATCCAAAAACCTTAATTGATGCACTTGCAATGTATCACAAGAAGCCTACTGGTAATGTTGATTGGGACCAGGCTGTCCTTGCTTCATGTAGAAACAAAGAAAAGTCATCTTCTACTTGGTTGGAGCTGCATGATGTAGCATTGAAAGTGCATCATGATATTGAAAAGGCACGGCTCGCATCATTTGATTTACAAGACGAGGGCATATATAAAGCACATGCTAATCTACTGCTCTATATAGCTAATGATATCGTACTTGCACGACAACGTCGTCAATTCGTAATTGATGATAATAATCGAAGTGTAATACGTTTCCTACTCTACTACTTCAATGGTTGTCCGCTTGCAGAAGAAGTATTCCCTGGTCGTGGATACAAACTACATAAGAATATAATGCTGCAAGGCGGTGTTGGAGTCGGCAAGACTATGCTCATGCAAGTGTTTTCTGAATACCTCATGCGTATACGCTCACCTCGTTTCTTTTATAACTTATCTGTTACGCAGATGGTCAATTACTACACCCTGCACAACAATCTCGACCGCTTCACTTTTAATGAGGAGGAAAACAGAGGTTTCCAATGTACACCTGTAAACATCTGTCTTAATGACATAGGCATACAGGATAAGACATTCTTCGGTATGGACACTGGGTTACTTACTGACGAGTTTCTCCATGCTCGCAATGAGATTTGGACACAGTATGGCAAATGTGCTCATCTTACCACAAATCTTGATGACAAAGCTTTGTGCAAGCGTTTCGAGCGTAACGATGGCTTTGGCAGATTGATAGACAGATTTAAGACCTACAATATTATTCCTATGGGTGGTGTTAGCCGCAGATAACAAAAAGATAAAGATTATGGTGGGTGCCAGTTGAATATCGAGAGAGCACTAACAAGTGTATTCACTTTGAAAGTAAGTAACTAAAACAAAAATCAATATGACACATAAAGATTTAGCAGGAGAATATCTTACAAAGGCACAAGAGAACGCTATCTACTTCAAAGATATAAATTTCTTTAATGGACCTTTGTATCAAGAAAACGACATCAAGGCTGCTTTCAACGCAGGGCGTGAGAGCGTGGTGGAGAGTTTGCCTGAATTGGAGTGGAAAGGGTATGCGCCTTTCATACATGCAGATACTCCTATTGGTAGATATAACATTGACAATTTCGGAATATGGTTATTACGCTTTAACGGAAAGGAAATTCCACTCTCTACTGGTAGCTCTTTAGAAGCAGCCCAGCAGGCAGCCAATGAGGATTATAAAAAACGAATTAAACAAGCATTAGGGTTATGAAAAGAGATATATTGTTTAGAGGAATAAATTTTCAGAAAGAATGGGTTTACGGAGACCTTTTCCATTCATACGCAAATGATGATATAGCTATTGCCTACTATAGAGAAGGCAGTAAGACCCCTACATTTGATGCTATCTTTCCTAAAAGCTTTGGGCAGTATACAGGACTGACAGATAAAAATGGGGTTAAAATATTTGAGGGAGATATAGTGAAAGGCGTAAGTTATAAATTTGATAGTTGTATAAGTGAGTTGATACCATTCGATGTAATTGGAGTTGTGGGGTATCATAAGGAATATCAAACATTAGAAGTTCGTACAAGACAGGCATCCCTACACATTGAAGTTGCTATAAAAGGTGAGGTTATCGGTAATATCCACGACAACCCAGAATTAATGAAGTAAAAGAAATGAAATTATGAAAACATACGTAATCACACTATCAAGAAATTTCCTTGCATATCACAAACGAGCAGGTGAAGAAACACATTTCAAAGAGAAGTTCCTAAGCGGAGAGAAGCTACACACCATACGGGCGAATTACCCTCTATGGGAGAAACGAATTAAGGAAGTGCAGGATGGGCGTGCCATATTATCCATTCGACAGTGGACAGGTAAGCCGTATAGAAGTAAGCAGGTGGAAATTGCAACACTAACAGCAGAAAGCGGTGTGGGTATTCAGTTAATGGAAGTGACAAATGATTTTGCAGAGTGCATTGTCGACGCTCATCATCATAGCTATGTTTCTGTTGCTATGAACGATGGATTACATCCTGCCGATTGGATTGATTGGTTTAGTTCCTACGATTTTTCAAAGCCTATGGCTATTATTCACTTTACGAAATTCAGATACTAATATGATAGGACTTGATTTTTTTTGGACTTTCCTCTATGAAAAGTTTGAGGAAAGTCCACATGACGCAGTAGTAGAATTAATAGATTAGCGTATGGAGATTGTAAGCGAAACAACGTTAACAGCACGAAAAGAGCACCGTTGCGAATTGTGCAATCGCATAATTCACAAAGGACAAAGATACCATAAACAGTTCAATAAAGA